GAGATACATACTAAGATGTTTCGACATGGACATAGTGACTTGGTACCCCGATAACACGGTTGAGATATTATGGGAACGTGATTGGTCTAGGGTTACATTGTTGAATCATTGGTTCCCTCGTTTCTTACCTAACGGTATTAGGTTCAAGCAGGGAAGGGGCCATCATCATATTTATGCAATGTCCAACCGTGGGTATGGGGTTGGGTTGTATACTGATGACTATTATCTCCCTTGTGGTAGGTATCAAAATGAACTTGCCCCACTGGTTTTTAAGAAAGACGGTGCTGGTAGATGGATCAATATCGGCAATGTCTATACTGTACCAGTAAAAAGAGTCAAAAAAGAAATTAAGGCTAAGTACCCAATTAAGAAATTTATTGATGATGCTATGTTAATAGCACGCATGGGGGACTCAGTACCTACTTTTAAAGCTGACTGGCGCAACAAATCTCAACCTTATAAGGTATTACAGGAGTGGGACATAAACAAAGATATGTCGGAAGACCAAATGAGGCTTGTTAATATAAGTATTAGGCACATATCTTCCAGTCTAGATTGGGATTACACTTTGAGCAGGAAAAAAACAATATCTGATTTAACTGATAAACAACTCAGAGCCAAGTTAAATCGTTTTATTAATGAGCGTTGTGGATTCAACTATGAGCACACCACTGTTACGCCGTCACGTGACGGCAAGGAGTCATTAACATGAAATATAGTTTAAGAACAGCACGAGATAAAATTATTGAAGACAAGGATTCTGTGTTAGTCGATAGGTTACATTTGTTCGCTGATGGTTATAAAGGTGCACGGCTTAAATTTATTGAGGGCTTGCTTTCCAAGATGCGAGGGTATGAGTTTTGGCAACTAAATTACAGAAAGGATCAGGACTTGTACTATGTTACTTTACCTGACCAAGAATACGTGGTTGGTAGAATAATTGTTCGTGAGAAATTTGACAATCATAGACACAAAGTTACCGAGTTTGCAGTCGAATCTAGGAAAATACAGAACTGGAAATTTACCCGTAGTGCTGATGGTGACTATAGGACATTATCATCTACCAATGTTGCTAGAGCACTAAAAAATGCTACAAGATACTTTAGTCCTTGGAGTCCAAAAGAAGCCGCTGAAAACAAAATCTCAAGTTTTGAAAGTGCTATAAAGAGGTTGAAAAGGATAGAGACTAACAAGGTAGATAACATATACAACAAGGTTGTCGGAGATTATAAGACTGATCTTGTGCATGTCCTTAGTGTGGTTGCACAATACACAACTACGCCTGACCTAACTTTGACTGGTCGAGAACTTAGGAAAATTTGTGGCAAGCCCTTGTTAGAACAAATAAGTTTGTTATTGGAACAGTCTGTTGAAACAAGTGAGGTTATGAGTAAGACTGTTGGTGCTAGATATGACTATGTTGTTATAACACCAAGAGGAAAGATACGTGTGACCCGCGTAGAGTCTGATTTTTTATGCCATACCCATCCAACTTGTAAGATATATGATTCGTTAGAGGATGCACCACACCATGTTCAGTTACGTGTGTCAGCACTGTATATAGTGGAGGATGGCACAGCCGTTTTAGGTGTGGGTATGCGAGTAACTGAAAGTATATATTATGTCTTTGCATAGTTACATTCTGATAACAAATGATCGAAATAAATACCAATGCCAAGTTTTAGGCATAAATACGCTTGACTTCGATTTACAATCCGAGTACGATCTGTTTGAAGACTTACCTAAACAGATACAGCAGAAGATTGCTGTCTTGGAGTTAATAGATGATAGATCAGAACTTATCGGTATTGGAAGGCGTTTGGGTAAAGACTGGATCATTCATAGCTAGTTTCACTCCTTGCCGTCACGTGACGGCAAACTTTCATGGGAGGCACATTGTGTCTCCCTTTTTTTTGAGGATTATATATGACTCCTGAATCTAAAGTTAAAAGAGCCGTTACGAAACATCTTAAAAATATGGGGGCATATTACTTCTACCCTGTGACAGGGGGTTACGGTAAGAGTGGTGTACCTGACATAGTAGGATGTTACAAAGGTCGTTTCTTTGGTCTTGAATGTAAAGCAGGATCAAACAAACCAACAGCCTTGCAGCAGAAAAGCCTTAGAGATATAGCTGAGTCTGGCGGTATATCTAGTGTAATCAATGAACTAAATGTGGATGCAGTACCATTAATACTACAAGGGGAACAGAATTATGTTGATGGTTATTTTGCTGGAGAGCAACTAACGTTAGATTTCGGCGATGAGGGAGATGCCATAGAACACGACAACGCACAAGATGAACCAGAAACGATTGATTGGACACGCAGAGATTGCGAGGAGTGTGATTAATGAGACGACAACAAGTGAGTAGCGTGAACAGTAACAAGTGGCGGCAGACTGCCAAACGTAAAGTTATGAACGATAAGGCACTTGAGAAATTTAATAACAAGTGGTTGAAGAGAAAAATATGTGGACTTGGACATGAAAAGTAACCCTAAATGTCAATGCGGTGCTGTTAGTGTGATAGTAGCTGAAACGCGGTATATGTGTGCGAGGTGTTGGTTAAAAGAGCAACACCGCTATAAATACAGTAAGTCACCAACACTTTCTCAACATGATTTTTTACAACGTAAACGCTCTATGAAATTCTATGAGGGAAAAAGAAAATGAAGGGTGACGAAGAAAACATCACTTACATTAAGGACTGGAAAACCGACAAATATCTTAAACTACGTGAAAATTGGGGTAAGTTACCAGAGGGCCATTGGTTTAGAAATTGGTTAGAGGAGGACAAGGAATTGGCTATGGAGAGATACAGACTAATACCGACAGTGGTTAGCATTATTAGTTCTGTAGAATTTGCACTAGAAGAAGGTATTGAGTTTCCTGATTATCTGAAACTAGTTAAGTTAGTAGTAAAACATCATGTGCAAGTGGAATCTGAGGAGGGATAAGATGAGTATTGACGATGCCACACCAAAGGAATGGGATGCGGTAGCAATGAAGTCAGTTCCCACTTCTCGCCGCACCAAGGATAAAAACAAAAAAAGTCTCGGAAGCCCCGCGCCCGATGCCGTTGACCATCCACCACACTACAACCAAGGAAAGATTGAAAGTATTGACTACATAGAAGACTCCTTGGGTGAGGGGTTTAACTATTATTTAGAGGGTTCCATAAAAAAGTATTTGCATAGGTGGCGTTATAAGCATGGAGATAAAACTGAGGGATGTGTAGAGGACTTACGTAAGGCGAGATGGTATTTAGATAGATTAATAAAGAATCAAGTGGTCGATAAATGAATCTTATAACAATAGACTTTGAGACATACTACGACAGAGATTATAGTCTTAAAAAATTGACTATGGAAGAGTATATAAGGGACTCACGCTTCGAGATTATTGGTATAGGTATAAAAGTAAATAACGAAGAGACTATGTGGGCCAGCGGTACACATGAACAGCTACACGATTTCCTGCAAGAGTTTGATTGGGGAGACTCCGCTGTATTAGCACATAATACTATGTTTGATGGTGCCATACTAAGCTGGTTATTTAACATCCGTCCGAAGCTATATCTGGATACCCTATGCATGGCACGTGCAGTACATGGCGTGGATACATTCGTAAGCCTCGCTGCTTTAGTTAAAAAGCATAAACTTGGTACAAAAGGCACTGAAGTTTTAGATGCTTTAGGTATAAAAAGAGAGGATTTTACAGAACAGCAACTTGGTGAGTATGGTGATTATTGTGTCAATGATGTTGACCTAACCCATGCACTATTTAAAAAGCTATCCACTAGAGTTCCTAAACAAGAGTTACGTTTAGTAGATTTAACACTACGGATGTTTATACAACCAGAACTAGAGTTGGACTTACCACTACTAGAACAGCATCTAAGTAGTGTTAAAAACCACAAGAAGAACCTGTTAGTAAAATGTGGAACAGATAGAACCGTGTTGATGAGTAATCCGAAGTTTGCTAATAAACTAGAAGAGTTAGGGGTTCAACCACCAGAAAAGATCAGTCCCACTACGGGGCAGACTACTCATGCGTTTTCTAAATCAGACGAAGGATTTAAGAAGTTACTCACTGACTCAAACCCCGATATTCGCAATCTTATAGAGGCTAGACTGTCTTTGAAAAGCACGCTTGAGGAAACAAGAACTCAGAGATTTATTGATATTGCTAAACGAGGATCGCTACCTGTACCCCTAAGATATTATGCAGCACACACAGGCCGTTGGGGTGGAGATGATAAGATCAACATGCAGAACTTGAGCAGCCGAGGTAAGGCTAAGATATTAAAACATAGCATAGTAGCACCAAAAGGACATATGTTGATTGATTGTGACTCCTCTCAAATAGAGGCACGTGTGCTTGCATGGCTCGCAGAACAAGAAGACTTGGTAGAAGCGTTTGCTAACAAAGAAGATGTATACGTCAAGATGGCTTCTAAGATATATGATATAGATGAGGCAAAAGTAACAAAGGAACAAAGGTTTGTTGGTAAGACTACTATCTTAGGGTGTGGGTATGGCATGGGCCATGAAA